TTACAGGCGCACGAACTCGTCCGGCACCAGATAGCCGCCCTCGGAATCTGTGCCCACCTGCAATGCGTTCTGCACCGAAGCGGTATAGTGCTTGTTCCGGATTGCATCCCAGAACGCCTGCTTGTACGATGCGGACGCTGTGCCAGTGCCGGTTGCCTTGCCGCTGCGGGGTTCGCCCAGAATGGGATCAGCGGCGGCATTCATAGCTGCCTCCAGCTCGTTGGCACGTTCCAGACGGGCAATGTCGTTGCCCAGATCGGTCAGTTCCTTTTCCATGGTCTCATATGCGGCAGCGTCCGCCTCGCTCATTCTGCCGTTGTGGGTCTTGGAATCCAGAAATGTTCTGGCGGTGTCCCACTTTGCAGCACGCTCCTGCCGGAGTGCTGTCAGACGCTGCATTCTCTCTGTCATAGTCATTCGCTTTTCCTCCTTACGGTTTCAGTAGGTTCAACCGTGCACGCAGCTGTGCAGCGTCCACGGTTCTGTCGCTTTTGCTCTGCCCCAGCTTTGCCAGAAACGACTGCATCGTCTGTTTCCGGGAATACGCCTGTGCAGGGGGTTCTTTCTTGTCGGGTTCGTCCGGCTCCTCCGGCTCTTCGTCGGGTTCGTCCGGATTCTCCTCCGGCTCTTCGTCGGGTTCTTCTTCCTCCGGCTTTTTGTCTGGATCGTCCTCGGCGAACAGGATGCCGTCCACGAATCCCAGCCGCATTGCCTCGTTGGCGTTCAGCCACGTTTCCGCATCCATCATCTTTGCCAGACGATTCCGGGACAGTCCGGTCTTTGCCGCATAGGCGTTCAGGATGGATTCCTTGACTTCCTCCAGCACGGCGATTGCCTGCTCCATGTCCTTTTTCTCGCCGGCTGCCATGGTGGACGGATTGTGGATCATCAGCATTCCCACCGGACTGATGAGCGTGGTGTCCCCTGCCATTGCCACCACCGATGCGGCAGATGCGGCAATGCCGTGGATCTTCACCGTGACTTTGCCCTGATGATTCCGCAGCATGGTGTAGATCTGTGCCGCTGCGAACACATCGCCGCCCGGCGAATTGATCCAGACCGTCACATCACCGGTGTGCTGTTTCAGCTCCGCCTGAAATGCGGCAGGCGTGACCTCGTCGCCCCACCAGGTCTCACTGGCAATGGCACCGTCCAGATACAGCTCGCTCTCGCCGTCTGCATCGTTCCGCAGCCAGTTCCAAAACTTCTTCATTTGCTTTCACCTCCATTTTTTGCAAATGCACCGGCATCTTTCAGCTTGGTGAAGCTGCCGTTCACCAGATACAGGTCGCCGCCTTCCTCTGCCGGAATGCGGTTCTCGTCCTCACGCTCCCGGATGTCGTTGGCAGACATCCAGCCGTTCTGCCGTGCAGTGGCATAGCCCTGCATCCGGCTGTTATAGTCGCCCCGGAGCATGCCGTCTACATTGAACTTTGCGAAATACCGCCGTTCCTCCTGGGACAGGAGCAGGGAACGCTGAATTTCCTGCTCCCACCGTGTCAGCCACGGCATCAGCGTAAACTGCACAAACTCCAGGGACTGCTGCTCGATGTTGGAAAACGTGGCGTGATCCAGATCGCCGATCATGTGCAGCGGCACCCGGTACAGCCGGGCAATCTCCTCGATCTGGAACTTTCGTGTCTCCAGAAACTGCGAATCCTGGGGTGTCATGGAAATGGGCTGGTAGTCCATGCCCTCTTCCAGCACAGCGGTCTTGTGGGAGTTCCCTGCTCCGCCGTAAGCCTTTTCCCATGCGTCACGCACCTTCTGAGGATCTTTCAGCACGCCCGGATGTTTCAGCACGCCGCTGGGTGCTGCCCCGTTGGCAAAGAAGCTGGAGCCGTACTGGTCGCAGTCCAGAGCCAGACCGATGGCGTTCCGTGCCAGAGCAATGGGTGAATAGCCCACCAGCCCGTCGAACCCCATGCCGGGGATATGCAGCACGTCAAAGTCATACAGCCGGATCTCGCCCTGTTCCCTGAAATTAGGGTTCGCATCATCATAGCGGCGGTAGAGATAGACCAGTTCACCGCTGTCCTCTCGTTCCACCCGGACACGGTTCGCCGCCAGCGGATACAGCCCCAGCACCTCGCCCCGACCGTTGCGGATGATCTGGGCGTATGCGTTGCCGTAAATGAGCAGGTGCGTCATCAGCACCTCCCGAAACGTGTACGAGGTCATTTCCGGATTGGGCTGGTCATGCAGCACCTTGTACAGCGGATGCTGCACTGCCGGCTCTTTGCCGTGTTCCGTCCGCTCGTACAGATGCAGGGGCAGCTGTGCCACGGATTCCGCCAGCACCTTGATACAAGCGTACACCGCCGACTGTTGCATCGCCGTAAAGGGATTGACCTCTGCACCGCTTTTCGACCGCCCGAACCAATAGGCATAGGACGGGCTGTGGTAGTAGTTCTTCGGCTTATCTCTGGACTTGAACAGTCCTGTAAAAATTCCCATGTGTCATCACCTCAAAAAACCAGCAATTCTCGTTCATCGTACACGCTGCTCTCTGTATCATCTCTGTGCCGGATACAGCGATCCAGTGCCATGACCAGTGCCACGATGCCGTCGATCTTCTCCGTGGACTTTTCCTTGTCCGGTTTGATGTTCCCGGCTGGATCACGCCGGACGACAGCGTTTCCTGCCATCCACCGCAGCACCGGATTGCCGCCGTGCTGAATGCGTTTCTCCAGCAGCAGCCGTATCAGCTCCTTGGACGGCGGGCTCATGTCACGAAAGCCCTGTCCGAACTGTACCATGGTAAAGCCCATGTCCTCTAAGTCCTGTGCCATCTGCACCGCACCCCAACGGTCAAAGGCGATCTCCTTGATGTGGAATCTCTGTCCCAGTGCATCGATGAAGTTTTCGATAAAGCCATAGTGTACCACATTGCCCTCTGTGGTGCAGATGTACCCTTGCTTTTCCCAGACATCGTACATGACGTGGTCACGCCGGACACGCAGGTCGAGGGTGTCCTCCGGCAGCCAGAAGTATGGCAGCACGATGTAGGGTGCGTCCTCGTTCTCCGGCGGAAACACCAGCACAAATGCCGTGATGTCGGTTGTGCTGGACAAGTCCAGTCCGGCATAGCACGTTCTGCCCTCCAGTGCCGCCATGTCAATGGGCGTGCTGCCCCAGTCAAAGACGTGTTCCGGGATCCAGCCCACTGTAGAAGATGTCCACATATTCAGCCGCAGCTGCTTGAAGTTGTTCTCGTCCGCCGGATTGTCCAGTGCCTGCCGGTACAGATTCCGGACACGATCGATCTGAATGGTGTGTCCCAGCGAAGGGTTCGCCTTGTACCAGTTCTTTTCGTCGTTCCAGTCTGCGTCGTCCGGCAAGCCATACACCACCGGATAATAGGTGGGGTCTGCCTTTCTGCCGTGGAGAATGTCCAGTGCCAGCTGATGCTGTTCCCAGCACACACTGTTCCGGTCGTTCCCGGCGGTAGTGATAGCGAAGAACAGCGGCTGCTCTCTGGCGTCGCCGGAGCCCTTGGTCATAACGTCCCAGAGCTTCCGGTTCGGCTGTGCGTGCAGCTCGTCAAACACCAGACCGGACACATTCAGCCCGTGCTTGGTGCCGACCTCGGCGGACAGCACCTGATAGAATCCGGCATTGCTGTAGTTCACCACACGCTTGACGGAATCTATGACCTTCGACCGCTTTTCCAGTGCCGGCGACTGTGCGATCATCTGCTTTGCCACGTCGTAGACGATAGATGCCTGCTGCCGGTCTGCGGCACAGCCGTACACCTCGGCGGACGGTTCGTTGTCCCCGTACAGCAGGTACAGGGCGACCGCTGCCGCCAGTTCTGACTTGCCGTTTTTCTTGGGGATCTCCACATACGCCGTGAGAAACTGCCGCTTGCCGTTTTCTTTGACGATGCCGAACACGTCCCGGATGATCTGCTCCTGCCACGGCAGCAGCCAGAACCGCTTGCCTGCCCATTTTCCCTTGGTGTGCCGGAGATTTTCGATAAACGCCACGGCTCGGTCTGCCTTTTTGGCATCATAATGGGACGTGGGGAGCATGAATCCGGACGGCTCGTAGTGCTCCAGACGGGGGAATTCCGCCGGACGCAGGTCGTTTTTCCCCATCATCCGTCACCGCCCAGCAGCATTTCCATGTCGTCCGCCTCGGATTCCGGTGCATTTGCCGCCACAATCCGGCTGCGGCTGGACGGTGTCAGACCAAATTCCGTGCAGAATTTCAGCATGGTTTTCAGACTTGCCTGTGCAATGGACACCCACGGGGTCTGCTGCTGATAGCCGTTGGGTGTCTCGAAGGTGCTGCCCTCTGCGGCAATGTGTGCCTTAGCATCCACCCAGTCGGCATAGGACTGGCAATAGCCGGCGAAAGCGGCACGATCCACCTGTGTGAGCAGTCCGGCTTGCTCCAGAAACGGCACAAGCCGTTTCCACTCACGCTTTGCCTCTTTGCTCAGCCACGCCGGACACTTCGGGACAGATGCGTCCGGTTTCGGCTCGTTGGGGTTCAGCTGCCGCTTGCCCGGATTGCCCTCCAGCACCTTCAAGCTCGTGGGTTTCGGTTTTCTTCCTGCCATTTCGTGTCACCTCCTGCCGTTTTCCGCCGGATACCCCCCTCTTTTCATTTTGCGAACTCTCACACGGAGTTGGGCGCCGGTCTTTTCATAGCCTGCCTTGGAGAGATTTTGATACCCCCTCCCCCTAATACTCGTAGGTCGGGCAGCTGTCCTCCTCGCCGGTTTTCCTGTCGTGGCAAGCCTTGCACAATGCCTGCCAGTTGCTCTCGTCCCAGAACAGCTGCTCCCTGCCTCTGTGGGGGACGATGTGGTCTACCACCTGTGCCGGTCTGCCGCACCGGACACACAGGGGATGCTGCCGCAGATACTGTCTGCTGATCCGCTGCCACCGGCTGGTGTAGCCTCTGCTCGCCGCACTCCGCACAGTTTCCTTGTGCTGCCGCCGATGGGTGTCGCAGTACTTGCTGCCCACCGGAATCAGCACCGGACAGCCGGGGTGGCGGCACTGGGTACGCTGTTTGTATGGCATCGGATCACGCTCCTTTCTCCGCAAACACAGAACCGCCATGGGACGACCCACAGCGGTTCTTGTCAGTATTTCATGTTATTATTATAGCACAGGTGGTATGTACGATTCCATACGATTATTCCAGCATCGCCAGTGCCTTTCTGTGCCACCGGTGGAACGTGTCCCAGGAGCAGGGCATTTCTACGCAGACCTGTTCACAGGTCATGCCGTCCAGATAGCGATACCGCATCAGCCGACGCAGTTCCGGCGGCAGAGATTCGATAGCGTTCTCTACTGCCGTCTGTGCCTCCAGCAAAGTCCGGTACTTTTTCCGATACAGCTCCTCCAGCGTTTCTTTTTTCTCCACATACCGCTGTGCCTCTGATAACGGTTCTCCACGCTGATGCGGTGTGTCACCGTATGCCATGCCATGACAGCCCTTGTTCTCCTCCAGCGCTTTCAGCCGCCTTGCAATGTCGGCAAGCTCTCTCTGGATGCTGCTGTATCGGCGTAGTTCTTCTTTAGTCATTCTCTCTCCTCCAGTTCCGGCAGCCCGACCCGCCGCCGTTCCTCATTGCAAACCTGCCGCAGGTCAACGCTGTGCATCATCAGTGCTGCATAGTACGGCGTAAACAGTTCCCGTTCCACCGCCTTCAGCTGTGCCAGATCGTTGTCACTCCGTGATCTGGCGTACCGCTGCAACGCACTGCGGTATTTGTTCATCTGCAACCGCAGGACGTGTTCTGCGATCCGCAGACAGCCCTCATCGTTCCGGCACAGCACATCGCAGCCATCGTCTTTGCGATACTCCGGGCAAGCCGTCACGCAGTACGTTTCGTACACGTCGTCTGCCGAACCGTTACCCTTTGCCGTGTGCTTTCTCTCCGCCGTCCAGCCCTCCACAGGCTGGAATGCTCTCGACCAGCTGCACCCACTTGATGCACTAGGCACAGCATTCTTGCACTTCCAGCAGAGCGATGGCTTCTTTGTCTGATTGGTTTCCATGTCGTTTTCCTCCTGTTCTTACGCTCGCCAACGCACGCCCTACGCTCGCCGAGCGTTCACGTTACACTCGCCGTGCGTTGTCTTTCTTCCTCTCCCGATACGCCCTCTGGTACGCTTTCCGCCGTACCTGCAGGCACCCGCCGCAGAACCGCCTGTCGCCTTTCACTTCAATCATCATCTTCCCGCAGGCTTCACAGGGCTTGGTCATGGCTGTGCCTCCTTCGCTTTGCGTATTCTCACTTTCAGACTGTCGATCAGGGCGTCCTGCGTCGCGTTCTTGTCCTGCAGGGCAGCAAGGACATCGTCGTCCCGTGTGCCGGTCACTGCAAGGTGATGTACAAAAACCGTAGCTGTCTGCCCCTGCCGGTGCAGCCGCTTGTTTGCCTGCTGATACAGTTCCAAGGACCAGTTCAGTCCGAACCAGACCACGTGGTTTCCGCCCTGCTGCAAATTCAGCCCGTAGGCACAAGATGCCGGGTGCGCCAGCAGAATGTCGATCTGACGGGCGTTCCAGTCCGCTGCGTCCTGTGCATTTTGCAGTACACGGACACGCAGCTTAGATCCCGCCAGCAACGCAGTGATCCGTGTGACGTCATGCCGGAAATTGTAAAACACCAGTGCCGGTGCCCCGTGCAACTGCTCCAGAAGCTCCTCAAACGCCTCCAGCTTGCACCGGTGGATCTCTACCGCACTGCGGTTCTCGTCGTATACAGCCCCGTTACACAGCTGCAGCAGCTTGTTGGACAACGCTGCCGCCGATCCGGCATCGATCGTAGCTTCGTCCACCTCCAGCAGCATTTCCCTTTCCAGCTGCTGATACGCTTTCGCTGCCTTACTGTCCAGCTGCACCGGGATCGTGTCATACACCAATTCCGGCAGCTGCAAATAATCCTCGGCTTTCATGCTGATGCAGATGTCGCCGATCTTGTCCTGTATGGCCTTCTGTGCATCTTCCTTTGCCTCATAGGTCGTGAAGTGTCCGCCGTGGGTATTGCTGTTGAAATACATCTCCCGAAATCCGGTGACAGTCCGCCCCAGACGGATACCGCCGTCCAGCAGATACAGCTGTGCCCACAGATCCTGAATGCTGTTCGGTGCCGGTGTGCCGGTCAGTTCGATCAGCCGCTGCACGTGAGGCCGGATCCACGTCAAAGACTTAAACCGCTTTGCCTTGCTGGATTTGAAACTGCTGCTTTCGTCGATAACGATCATGTCAAACGGCCATGCGTTTTTGAAATAATCCACCAGCCAGACGACATTCTCCCGATTCGTGATGTAGACATCTGCCGGACTGCACGCTGCACGGATCCGCTTCTGTGTGCTGCCCAGAATCATGGAGAACCGCAGGTGCCGCAGATGATCCCACTTCGCCGCCTCTGTGTCCCATGTAGCTTCGGCAACTTTCTTCGGGGCGATGATCAGACACCGGCACACCTGCAGCCGATTATAGATCAGCTCCTGTACGGCGGTCAGTGTGATCACCGTTTTTCCCAGCCCCATATCCAGAAACAGCCCCAGTGCCCGATCGGATACGATCCGGTCAATGCAGTACTGCTGGTAGGGGTGCGGCGTGAACTTCATTCCGGCAGTCCATACGCGGTGATATGCTTTTGCATGAACTTGTCCACCTCCTCCTGTGTACTCAGCACATAGACTCTCGTGCCGACCGCAGCCAGCCGCTTTATCTGCAGCTGCTGGGATTTGGATAGATTGCCTTTTCGCCCCGGGGCTTTCAGTTCCACCGGCACGATCCCGCCGCCCGGGAAAAATACCAGACGGTCAGGTACGCCGCAGCAGCCCGGCGACGTCCACTTGTATGCCCTGCCGCCGATACGCCGTACACAGCGGCAAAGATAGCGTTCCACTTGTTTTTCATCGTCCATGTCAGTCCTCGCTTTCGTTTTTGTGACCTCACGCACGCACGCGTATACATACACGCATCAGGCGTATTAGGTATATTATATACCCCTCTATTCCCCTATTTTATATATTCTATTACTATTAAAGTTGACAAGTTGACAAATAATAAAATATATCGCAGCTACGATGCTTTTACGTCAACTTTGCTGTCAACTTCTCTGTCAAACTGTCAAAGTTCCCATGTTTTCCCATAGTTGACGGCAAAAGAGAAAGTTGACGGTTTAGGGTATCCGTAAAAATCCTTTTTGCGTGCCATACACGACACCGAACCGCATATTGGATTTACATCTTTCCCACCCCGGGATCCTAGCCAAAATTGCATTGATCTCCGCCGCATCAGACCTCCGGAAATAGCGGATCTCGCCGCCGAACGCCTCGCACCAGATCTCAACAGCACATACCCGCTCCCGACGTTTCAGTTTCGTCTTTTCCTTGTCATTGGCGAAGCCGCCCGCCCAGTACATCTTATGCTCAAACAGCGTCCGTTTCTCCCAGTCCTCCGGAATCTCCCGATCCAGAAAGTCCCGGATAACGCCCTCTTTCGCACTGTGTTCGCTGTGTTCTTCCTGTGCCTGCTTTGCGTACGCCTCTACCTCCGGCAGCAGATACAGCTTTTCGCCGTTGTGCCACAGTGTGAGTGCCTCTGCCCAGATCTGCGGCACATTCGCCGCCAGTTCCGTAAATACGCTTTTCGTCGGCTGCTGTACACCGCACTCCACCGGCCAGAAACGCCGGTTTCCCGTATGGTCCCGCAGGAATTCTTCTTCGTTGGTCGTGCCGAAGAATACGCATCTTCTGGGGTACCGCCCCGTTCGTCTGCCGTAAGGCTCCCGAAAAATGTCCTCCTGCTTGGATAAAAACTGCTTGATCTTGTTGTCGTCCGCCTTGGACATTCCCACCAGTTCCGCAAGCTCCATGATCCAAGATCCCTGTATGGTTTCGTATGCATCCTTTCCGTCAAACGTTGTCAGACTGTCGTTGAACCACTTCGGTGCCAGCAGCCGCAGCAGCGTGGATTTTCCCAGCCCCTGCGGACCTGCCAGAACCGGCATATAGTCGTACTTGATGCCGGGGATCATGGCACGTGCCACTGCCGCAGTCAGGGACGTTCTCGCCACAGCACGGGTATAGGCACTGTCTGCGGCTCCCAGATAGTCGATGTACAAGGTTTCCACTCTCGGCACACCGTCCCATTCCGGAAGGCTTTTCAGATAATCCTGCACGGCATTGATCTTGTTTCGGTGACAGCATAGGCTTACCGCATCGCTGATCCGGTCCTTTCCGGTCACGGCGTATACCTTTTCAATGTAATGCCGCAGTCCGGCATCGTCATTGTCCGTCCAGTCCCGCACCTCCGGACTGTCGTTCCAAGGCAGTGCACCCAAGCACAGGATCCGGTTGGAAAATTCCTCGAAAACAAACTTTCCTTTCAGATTCGGATCGTTCTCCAGAATAATCAGTACGTTGTCTGTGGTTTTCAGGGGCTTTCCGGATTCGGAATGCACCTGCAGCATCTGCATCCAGTCCGCATTTTCCGCAGGTGCAGCCCCGAACGCCGCCGTAGCAGTGGCGTACCGTTCCTGCAGCAGCAGTTGTGCCACACCGGTATCTTTGACTGCATAATCACACGCCGCCTGATAGGACGGCAGCTTGTTTGTCGGCGTATCCGGCTTTGCATCGCTGTCCTTGTCGCCGAACAGGTGCAGCCGCATCAGATCAAACGCATTGCACAGCTTGCCGCCTGCCGGATCGTGTGCGTGATGGGAAAAGAGAAACTTGCCGCCCTCATAGACCACCGCACCGCCGGTAGTTGTGCCGCCGGCATAGGTGAAGCGATCTCCGGTATCACACACTGTGTACTTGTCCGGCAGGAGCTCTGCAATGACCTTGTACACGTCATATATCCGGCAGAACGCCCCTACCACGCCGGACTTCTCTGTCGGATCTGCCTGCTTTGTTCCCCGCGGGATTTTCGGTGCAGTCAGCCCTGCCCACTGTTTCACGTCCCGCCAGTCGGCGTACATGCCCAGAATGCCGTCGGGATCGGCGAAATACTTGTCCCCGTAGGTGTAGACGTAGGTACTGTCCGCACAGCACGACGGCCAGTACATCAGCCGTGATGCCTCAAAGGTCGTCGGATCGCACTGTTCCATGCCGATGTACTCTGCCAGTTTCCGTGCGATCGGCTCGTATTCGTCCGCCGTACACGTTCTGGACAGCGGAATCAGTACACGCAGTCTGGGTGCCGCTTCACTGTGCTTTCGGGTGGAGTACACGCAGTAGGCACAGTTCAGCCCTTCGATCCGCTGCAGGACCCCCTGCGTACCGCCGGGAGCGATGTTGTCCATATCCAGTGTGACGACCTCTCTGCCTGTCACTGCGGATGCTTTCCGCTGCCTGCCCTCCAGTGTGCCGGCAACGTAGCCGCCTACATCTTTCAGGCTGTCCTGTTTGGGTTTCGGCAGCTTCAGATATTCCTCCAGCGTTTCCGTTCCCCGCATAGGCGTTGCAAGCTTCGCCACGAGTTCTGACCACCGCAGCTGCTGGGCGTTCCACTGCGTGGCTTTCCGGCTGCTGCCGGTGGTTATGGTAATCTTTCTGTCGTTTTGCATTCGTCAACACCACCTAATCCTTTTTGTAATAGTCCCCCACGAATCCGGCGGCATTGAGTACCAGCCCCGCCGCCCACGGGATCGGCTGCCGCATCAGTTCACACGCCGCCTGCAGATCCGCACGTTCTTCCGGACAGTCGATCACCGCCTCATCGTGAATGTGCATGACCGTCTGATAGCCGGCATCTTCCAGCCGCTGCAGCGTCACTGCAAGGCAGTCCCTTGCGATCGCCTGCACAATGTTCTCTGTCAGCTTGCCGCCGTAGGTTTCCAGATCCGCCCACTTTTTGCCCGCCTGACTTACGCCGTAATAGTGCAGGCTGTCACTGTCAAACCGGTTCTTTCCGATATGCGGGCGGGCATAGAACAGCTTTCTTCCGGACGGCAGCTGCACAGTCAGAAAATCCTGCTTTGTTGCAAAGTCGCCCTCTCTGCGGAAGATACAGCCGTTTACGCCCACCGGTGTACACGTCTGCACCGCCTGCAGGGCTGCATTCTCCAGCTGATACCACAGTCTTGTGATATTCGGGTTCGCCTTTCTCCAGCGATGTACAATGTCCGGCAGCTCGTCCTCAGACAGCCCCATTTTTAAGGCTCCCATGTTGATCAGAGCACCGGCGGAACCGCCGTACCCCAATGCCAGTTCTGCGATCTTTCCCTTTTGCCGCAGTGCGTATTCCGGATTGCCCTTTTTGATTTTTTCAATAGGTACACCAAACATTGCCGATGCCGAAGCTTCGTAGATCCTTCCATGTGTGCGGAACACCTCCTGCCGCCATGTTTCCTTTGCAAGCCATGCGATCACACGGGCTTCGATCGCTGAAAAATCCGCCACAACAAATTTGCAGCCCTTTGCCGGAACGAAAGCCGTCCGGATCAGCTGGGACAGCGTGTCCGGCACATTGCCGAAGGTCAGAGCGATCATTTCCGTGTCCCGTCCCTTTACCATATCTCTGGCAAGGTCCAGTTCCTCGATGTAATTGCGGGGCAGATTCTGTGCCTGCACCAGCCGCCCTGCCCAGCGTCCGGTACGGTTCGCCCCGTAGAATTGCAGCAGCCCCCGAACACGCCCGTCTTTGCAAACGCTTTTCACCATTGCCTCGTACTTCTTTACCGAGGACTTCCCCAGCTCCTGCCGTATCTCCAGTACCCGCCGCACCTTTGCAGGCAGCTCCGATCTTGCAAGCAGTTCCTTGACAGTTTCCTTGTCCAAAGATTCCACCGTCAGTCCGGTCTGTGTTTCAACCCAGCCTTTCAGCTGCCCTACTGCGTTCGGGTTTTCCAGTCCGGTCAGCGTTACCGCCTCCTGCATCAGATCGGAAGTGACCGCACCGGCGATGTGCAGTGCCCCGTCGATCAGATCCATGTCCAGCCGGATACCGGCAGCGTTGATCCGCTGATCCAGTTCCCACTCCCGCTGCACCTGTTCCGGCACAGGGAATGCGGACAGTCGTCTTTCAATTGCCATTTCCGTCACCACGTCCTGTTTGCAGTACTCCCGAAACAGCCGCCACTTTTCCGGCTCGTGGCGGGGCAAAACCCGAGTGGTCGGGTTTCTTGCGTTCGGGGTGTGCGGCGTGCAGAACGTCCGGATCAGGGCCTTGCCCGTGGCAAGCTTACGCTTTTCCTGCGGCAGCCCTAATGCCTCGCCGGTTGCGGCAAGTCCGGCGGTATACCCGCAGTACAGACCGTGCAGCTGTGTACAACGCCACTGAGAAAGCCACGACAGCGGCTCGATCTGAAAATACTTTGACAGACAATACCACTCAAATGCTGCATTGTATGCGTGATTCTGTACATTCGGATCAAACACCGCCTGCACGATTTCTTCCGGCAGAGATTCTCCGCACGCCAAATCGATGATGTTCACATCGCCACCGTCTACGCTGTAAGCAAACAGCAGTATCTCAAAATCATTGGACTGCACATATTTGTACAGTCCGGATTTCGTGATGTCTACACTGCTATAGGTTTCGATGTCGATGCTCAGATGCCGGCTCATGCACCGTAAATGGGCTGACCGGTGATCGGATCAACCGCTGTGTACTGCGGTGCCGGTGCCGCCTGCGGATACTGCCCTGCATAGGGGTTCTGCATCGGCTGTGCATAGCCCTGCGGCTGTACAGGAGCACTTACCGCAGGTGCAGCCGCACCCGCATAGGCGTTTGCACCGCCAAAGGCATCTGCTGCGGACACATGGCCGCCCAAGGGCTCGCCGTCCTCCAGCTTTTGTACCGCCTCCAGACCGCAGCCGATCCCGCGCTTGCCGGAGAAGTTGTAGGCGTAGAACGATACGCACACACGGGCATACATACCGCTGTAGATGTCGCCGGCATTTACGACAGGGTTCTGACCAATATCCACGATCGGCACCGGATTCTTGTTTCCGGCAGTGAATACCCAGTGTCCCTTGCACTCTGCCCCGAAGGGTTCCCCGTTCGGACGAACACCGTCCCCGTCATAGATCGGGCTTTCGATCTTCGGCGGCATTACGCCGTTCCACTTTGCCCCGACCCCTGCGTTGACCGCCGCCTGATAAGCGGCGTCCAGACGAGCCTTTGTGGCAACGTCAGACTTCGGCAGCAGTATGGTTACACCGTACTTCGGGTTGCTGCCGTCCGGAGCACTGCTGTGGGGCTGATTGAGGTGTACGTAAGAAAGTCTTACCTTGTCCGTTGTAAACTGATTTGCATTCAAACTCATGATATTTTTCCTCCAAACATTTCTTCTAATTTCTTCTTTGCGTATGGTCTGCGTTTGTCTGCTGCCGGCACGACCGTAGGCTTTCCCGGCGGCTTCACGATGTAACCGCCGATCAGCTCTGTCAGGTGCTTTTTGCCGCACAGTTTTTCCAGTGCCGTCAGATTCAGCGGCTTTCTTTCGTACAGCAATGCGGCATCATAGCCGGACTGTTCCAGTACCTGAAATGCAGCATCGGTATCTGTGAGAGTGCGGTTCGACCTGCCCTCCACAAGCTTCCAGCCGGGGATCTCCTTGCCGGCGATCAGCTGCCTTTCGGCGTATTCCTCCAAGGACTTTACCCAGCTTTGCAGGGACTGTGCCGCTGTGAGGATGCTGCCGATCTCTGCATCAGACAGCAGGGTATCCGTTTGCCGCTTGCCGATCTCCAGCATCTGTACCGCCCGTGCACGGCACTGTGCCTTTGCCCGACAGAACCGGCACCAGTCCCCTGCGTGGAATTCTCCGGTGCCTTTTGCCGCCTGTTCTGCAAGCGGCTTTACCCGATCGCCCCACCGCTGCAATTCGTCTGCGGTCAGACTGTCTGTAGAGATGTTGTCGAGCCGTGGCTGTACAATGTGCATCTGCACTTGTCTGATCGTGTACAGCAGACTGTACTCCTGCACGGCACCGAGGGCGTACAGCCGCAGCTGCGGGTTGTTCTCTGCCGACACCGCCACGCCTTTTCCGTATTTCAGGTCTACGATGTGCAGCGTGTCGTCGTACAGGATCACACAGTCCCCTGTACCGAATCCGCCGGGGACGATATGGGAAAAGTCCAGCCGCTTTTCTACGACTACATACGGCGTTCCGGCAAACGCCATGCACAAGCTGCGTATGTAGTCCACATAGACGTCTGTGTAGCCATCCATTTCCCGTTGATACAGCTCGTCCGACTGGATCTCTGCCAGCCGCTGCTTGTACGCCGAGGGCTTCATGATCTCAAACTGCTTACGCAGTTTCAGTTCTGCCAGACTGTGGGCAAGCGTTCCCTCAGCGGCGTAGCTGCCGGCAGTGTCGGGGAACTGTTTCTCCAGTGCAGCAGACGGGGTGCAGTTTATCCACCGATGTGCACCGGAGGCGGATAAGAATGCGTGTTCTTCCGGCATCAGATCTGCCCTCCCATCTGCCGCAGTCTTCCGGCAAACTCTGCCCGACGGTTCTCCGGAACAGAGGCAAGCCCTGCCGGTGCACCGAACTCCGCCAGCAGTGCCTGCAACTCCGGCTGCTTGCCTGCTTCCATCAGAGGACGGCAGGCGATTGCAAGATCGTTTACGCTGTAGGCACGCACCTGTGTGGGAATGCCGGTCGGCAACGGTTCCTGCTGTACCGGCACCGCAGTGTTAACGGGAACGGCTGTCGGAGCCGGTACGGCCGCAGGCTGCGGAGCTGCGACCGGAGCCGGCTGCGAAGATGCTGTCGGCAGCGGTTCAGACTGCAAGGGCGGTGCCGGCGGATTCAGGGGCTTGCTGCCCGCCAGCAGACCGGCGATCGCCGCCGCCTGTTCCGGTGTGACTGTCAGTGTCATTGTGATTTCCATGATGTTTTACCTCCGTAAAATTGATTATATTGCAACACCATTTACAGGTGTGGCCGTCGTTCTCGATGCTGCCGCAGTAAGGACAGCGTATAGGGATACTAGTTTCCCAAGGAAAGCCCAAAAGCATCACCGTCTTTCATAGATACACCTGTGATCTTAGACAAAAGAGCGGCGTTCTTCCGGCAGCGTTCCGCTGTTCTGGCGGATTCCGGCGGCAGGCGTTCTGCCCGTCTGTGTAAGTACACAAGCAGCTCCTGCACTTCGGTTTCCTCGCTGTTCTCTTTCATAAGGCGAAACAGCTGCCGAGCCTTCTTCTGCGTTACCGGAAAGAACGTTTCCAGACAGAGCGTCAGCCTGCCGCAGGGATAGCAGATGGTAAACGCCCCGTTCGTCTGTCCGATGTGTTTCTCAGCCACGCTTGCATGCCTCCTCGAATACAGCTTTTTCCTTGTCAGCTATGACTGCTTTGTCGAAGTCAGCAATCAGCCGCCGCAGAATGTCCCGCATCATCACCTTGTCCAGCGTGTCGTCGTGCCGGATACTCTCGATCGCTGTCGCGTAGACGTATGATTCTGAGTGGCAGGTTACAGTTTTCTCGGTTTTCATTTGACAAATTCCTCCGTTCGTGGTATGATAAGTATGGTTATTTTTTACCCATGCCCCCGTTACCGGTTGCCGCCGGTGCGGGGGTTTTCTTTGTGCTGCCGCCCCATTGCTCTGCCATTGCTCTTGCAATCCCTGGAAATGTTTTACTTCTAACTTTAGACCGATTTTTTCCACAAACAGTTTCTTCAAAATTTAACGGTTTCCCATATTTGGAATATTTAATTGGTTTTGGTTCTGGCAAGTATATTGTACGCACTAAAGGCGGAAGTCCTCTCAGCCAAAAGCAAGTCTGCTTTTTATGATAATTTTCCAAATCGTTTTGCGAAGTTGCAAAAAAGTAGGGGTGTATGATACAGTCAGGCTTACGAAAAAGTGTTGACATAAACCCAACCGGATTTTCTACTGCCACCTTATCGGCATTTGCATAGTAGCACTGCATAAAAAACACTCCTGCTTTTGCCACACTCCACATCCTGTCTATAACTTTTTCAGGCGGCGTGCGTTTTAGTGATAAATGACGTGTGGTAACATTTGACAAGAACGTGCATGGAGGGTGTGCAATGACTAAATCCCACTTTTTAACATAATGCTTAATTCTATCCATTGTTTCAAACTGACCACCTTGCAACACCGGCAAAACATTGTCTTGTATGTGCCACTCTGGGTGCCCACCCGAGCATTTTTGTATGTCACAGCTGTATGCTTCATGCCCAAGCCGTCGGAATTCTGTGCAAACGCGTTGCGATTCCTCACATGCCACCAGTACTTTCACGTTTCTCATCTCCTTTCTGCGTATTTTCATCGCACTTCGCCTTGACGGCGTTTATCGCCACTCTGGCACGCAGTTCCTTGATGGTTTCGCCGAGTACCTCCGGGATCCCGCCGCCGGCGTAAAGATGCTCCAGCATCGGGAAGTCCGCTCTACTCATGGGCAGGGACAGCAGATACTTTATCACGCCGTTGTACTCCTCAGCGGTCATTTTGAGGGTCATCGGTTGTCATCCTTTCTAAGTTCATCATCCTTGCCATTAGTCAGCCATCGTATCAGCTCTTTATACCTATTCCTGGCACGTTCGTATTCCGTTCTGGCGGCTTCCAGTCTGCATTTTTCCTCTTTCACACGTCTGGCGGTGGGCAGCATGTCCTTGATAATGCAGATGCCGCCGATGGTCCACAGGTCGGCGATGTCCTTCTTGCTCTGGACTGCCGGGTGGTAGCAATAGACGTAGTGGATCTCGGAAAACTCCGCCTCTGTGTACGGGCGGCTGGTCAGGCGGTCAAATTCGGATTGCAGCATGGGTTAGTCCTCCTCTTTTTCCATGATTTCATCGAAGTGTACAAAAACCAGGGAAAGCCTTTTGAGCATTGCTCCCAGTACCTGCTTTGCATCGTGCTTACCGTTGCTGCAATCTGCCACGATATTGGCAACGTATACCGCACCTGTAAGATAGCAAGCTATCACGTCATCGCCGCTGACGTTGCTTATCTTTGAACTCGGGGCGATCTGCTCGTTCTCGTCCATCTTGATGTGGATCTCAATGTGTTTCTTCTTTTCTTCCATGATGATACTTCCTTTCGCGTTCTTGATTTACTTTGCGGCATTTTTCTGTGCTTCTACCGCAGCGATCGCTTCATCGGCGTGCTGCTTCACATACTCCAGAAACGCTGCGAAGAAATCGTTCTGCGGTTCTTTGCCGGAAGAACGAACTTCCACCGGCATCTCTTTCAGGTTGGTTTTTGCCATGTTATGCTCCTTTCTGTGTGCGTGCAGCGTTCTGCTCGCCGATCTGCATTCCGGCGAAGATCGCAGCAATCGCCAGCTGTGCCAGTGCCAGACCGTCCATGGGCGACGTTGCCGCCGCATAGCTCCGGCAGGCTTCCAGATACTGCTCTCTGTCCGTCCTGTCCACCTGTTTCGTCATGGTATTGTTCATATGATTCACCTCGCTTTGCGGAATTGTGGAGCGTTCGGGAGTTGCACCCGGCTGATACTCATCGCCCCATCTGCGGCAGCATTGCCAGTACTGCCGCATGGATAAGAAAGGAGGTATTCGCCACAATGGCGATTGAAGATTGAAGATGTTGGTAAGCGGTTTTGCGTCATGCTCGGGACGGTAGGGGTTACTCCTCTGTGAGTTCTTTGAGTTCAGAGAGAAACGTATCACGAAGCATTTTTGCTGCTTTCTCAAGCTGATCGTCTACACCCAGGAGGTCAATCAGATATTTCAGACGTTCTTCTACCTCTGTTTTTGTGATAAAATGTTCGTCCATAACACTTTCGCCGTGAAAAAGATATACAACGCTGTACTCCTCTGGTTCACCGTCAAACATACTCTCAGCAATGTAAACACCGCAAACTTGTTCAAGGTTTACCAGACCGCCGTCGTTTGTTTCAATCCATCTCATAATAATTTTCCTTTCTGATTACTCGCCAAGGACAACATATTGCAGACTGCATTCGCCGTCCGTGTCCTCTATCCGCTGTCTTGCCGCTTTTCGCATTTCCTCATAGCTGTTGTAGCAACCGATCTCTTCACCGAGATCAACACCGGTTTCGTAGGTGTCGTATAGGATATAGGTTTTCACTGTTTTTCACCTCCTCGGTATCGTTTTCTCTTGCTATGATTCAGTCGCAATTATAGGATTTTCATTCTCATCGGTTACGGCAAATTCTTTCCTTGTGGTAAGAAAGCAGCCGTTCGGCATCTGACAATTTCCTTTTTGGCACTCTGTATTTTTCTGTGGGTCACACAGATACAGAGTGCTTTTTTCATCGGTTTTCACTGCTTTTCATCTCCTCTGTGCTGAAACAGCACTTCAATCGGCGTTTCCGGAAACCACGTTTTCTGAATGAAGATTGCCTGCTCTACGGTGAATGAACGTTTTCCGCACGTTTTGTGCCAGAGTGTTCCCTCATCTACGCCGAGTACCTGTGCCATTGTCTTTTTCTTAACGCCTTTGCGTTTGATCTCGTATTCGAGAAATGGGTAATTGTAATTCTTTTGTTTCATTTGTTTCCTTTCTGTCTGATTTGCACTTGACTTTCGTCCGTTTTTGTGTTATAATATGAACATCAATTAATTAAGAAAGGAAGTTTTTAATCATGCCAAAAATTGATGTTAATGTTTCTGAGAATGTCACTGATTTAGCCAACAAGCCCATTCACAATCTTTTTGACAAGTCAACCGCTGCTTTGGGAAACGGACTTGCAAGTGCTTTTAGCTTGGTTTTTGCTCCTATAGAGTATTTAGGACAATCTGCACAACTTGCTTACCAATATCGAATTGAGAAAAAACAACTCAGCTACCAGAAGAACATTGAGGCGTACAAACAAGAACTCGAAGACAAGGTAAAAAAGATACCACAAGAGAACTTAATTGAACCCGATTTCCATACTGCATATGAGGCACTTGAAAACTCAAAAAGCTGTATCACGGATGAGGAACTGCGAAAAATGTTTGTCAACTTGATTAGCAGTTCCATGAATTCTACAACAAGCGATTCTGTACACCCTTCTTTTGCAAGCATCATAAAACAAATGTCTGTCCTTGATGCAAAAGTCCTTATGACATTTAAGTTTAGAAAAGACCACCCAATTCTAGAGCTAAGAGAAAGAGACACTCATGGTGGGTATCAGACGGTCATGACAAATTTCTTTATATACATTACACTAAATGAAAATGAACAAATCGATCTCAATATAACACAAATTCAGAACTCTATTTCAAATTTAGACAGACTTGGTCTTGTTGATGTTGATTACTCAAAGCGTCTAACGAACGAACAATGCTATAGTGACTTAGAAGAAAATGCAAATAGATTATACGAGGGGCATTCTATAGCTGTAGAGAATAGAATGATGCAAAGAGGAATCGTGTTTTTAACGCCGCTTGGAGAAAGTTTCATCAGAGTTTGTTTATCCGATTAAGGGCTCCTTCGGTCTGTTCTTTCACTTGGCTCATAAAGTTCAAACTGACCTTTTCCATTTGATCGATCGACTCTGCGTAATCCTTTTCCAACCGTTTCATTGCCAGAATCAGATAACATCGTGCGATAACAAATGAAACAATAGCCGAAGTTACAGTTGCTGCTAACAGTACCATTTCTCTTTGCCTCCTTTCTGTTTCGTTTCCCCCTAAGGGGAGATACAAGATTTCTTGTGAAGTCGGTCACAGCTGCCGTTCAAGTGTCATGCTATGTTTAGTTGCGTTTTGCAACTTACGAAGCAAAAAAATATACGCCAAAACCGCCGGAATCAATTTCCAGGGCATTCGCAAGCTTTTCTGCTTCATCCAAGAAAAACGGGCGGACATTGTTGATTTTCTGATTGACGGAGCATTCAGAAAGTCCCAGTAATTTTGCGGCATCTGCCTGTGTCATACGCTTTTCACGCATGATGCCTTTCAGCTTATCGGAATTTACCAT